TTGGCCTCATAATCTCTTTTGTCTTGATCAGACATTTCAATTACCTCCTCGTTATCGTCTAAGATTTCCCCGGTTTCCTTATCGACCTCAAATTCATAAGCCGCTACCCGCTCAAACGATCCATCGATGTTTTGAGTAAGATAAGCCTCAAGGTCCTGTAAATTAGATACCGCTGGGATATCCGCTCCAAGTAGAGCTACACCGGCAAGGACTCGCTTAAAGACCTTCCCGGCTTCCTTCAGGTTCCAATAGATTTCCGCGCTTACCCTCTTATAACGTCCCGATGTAATGGCCTGATAGACCACATCAGGAACTTGGGTGAGCGTTCCTATTAGTTTCTCTCCCACTTTTTTCAGGCCCTTGACCCAGCCTATTGCCGGTTGGCCGTCTTGTACGTGGGCGTTGCTCTTATGCCCGAATTTCACGGGCGGTTTTATGCTATTCTGCAACTCATAGAAGGCATGCACTATCTCGTTGAGATCGCCTTCCGTATATGCGTCGCCATTCCAGATCCCGACGCTGAAAATTTCGGCATCGAATTCGTGAGTTTTGGCGTGGCTTTGTGCTTTCTTCTTTACCCAATTTCCGTCTTCTGTTTTTTCCCAACCATTTTTAACCGCTGTCCACGCAACTTTTGCTCTGCTATCTTCATCTAAACCTTGTTTATCTGCACCATTATAAGCATCCATCCAAACTTTTTGGGCTTCTTTGGGTAATGAGTTTTTTATTGCATCAGGCAAACTTTCTAATGTTGGATATGGCATTTTCTTATCTCCTCACCTCAATCCTCTTCATTGTTTCCGGTATTGTCTGGTGACAACTATAACAGAGATCAAAAGACTCTATCACCATTTCTGTCAAATCATCAAATATTGTGCCCATGAGCCCAGTTGCAAAGGCATCTATGCAGCATCGTGTTACATTGCCATCGCTCATCACCATAGCCTGCCCTCGCCCTAGCCAGGGGCAGGGATAGGAATAATCAGGTTCCAGCCAGTCAACTTGTCCGGCCCAGTTGTTCGGCCTGGTCACTGGATCAACCGATAGCTGGCCGGCGATACCCTCAGCCATTAAAATCCTAATGGTGTTTGCCGTCACGCGCGCGTTCCCGTGATAGGTGACATCTATTTCACTGATCCTGGCCTTCTTCAATTCCTTTGCCAGTTCAGGCGTCATCAAAATCCCATTAGTATTTAGGTGTAGCTTTTGCCTGATAGGTAATCTATTCCGTGCATACTCAACCATTTTGACAAGATTAGGGTTCATTGTGGATTCGCCAACCCCAAAGAGGTTCACTTCGAGCTGTGTTCCCTGCCTGCAAAAGTGCTTTACCCAGTTTATCGCCTGTTCAAAGATCTCCATCGTCATAAAGCCGACCTTGCGATATTCTTTTTGCTTCTGGGCCGGGCAATAGGGACAGCTATTATTGCACAGACTCGACAGCTCTATCGTATTAATGGTTGTTATGCGTTGCATTTTATAATGTCACCTTGTTTATTTATTTGATACTCAGGCCCTTTACCATCTATGCTTCTTTTGATGCTTTTCAATAAAAAAGATATTAACGGTATTTCTTGATTAGTTTCTAGATATCCGCTCAACGCAAATGTAATTCTATTTTTTCCTTTCGGTCGGGCTTCAATTGATATTTCTTCACCCCGATGAGGCCATTCTGCTGTCCTTCGTATCTTATAAATATTGTAATTTTTATACGTTTCTATTTTTAGCGTGCTAATTATGCGTTGCGTCACGGATTAGTCTGCTCTTTAAAGGGTGAGTGATTTTATTCTCGGGAACCACAAGCAAAATTGGTGCGCTATTCAAAAGCTCATCAGGGGCGATGAAAATGAAATCCTTTGTATGTTTTTCAAATCTTTCAAGCCATCCCTGAGCCGTTTTCATGTTGATATGGGAAGGATCGGTCCCTTTCTCAAGGCATAGCGTGTGCGCCTGCCTAATGCCGATCCTGAAGCATTCTTTCAGCACATCATCGAGGATTGACTCATCGATATGCTCAAAGAAGGCTGAGGAAAAAACGAGATCAAATTCACCGTCTTTAAACGGCATATCCTGCACATTCCCTTGAATAAGGTTACGCATATTACTGTAAGAGACCGCCGTTTTGCTGATCTCTATACCGTGGACATTTCCAAACCCTCTCTCCTGCCAGGCCCCCATAAACTGCCCTACACCAGAGCCCAAATCAAGAATCTTGGCAGTAAGGGGCAGACCCAGGAACATAAGAATACAGTTGATATGATAAGCCTTGCATTCCTTTGCCCATTGCGGTTCCTGTTTCTCGATATATCGATCCCGATACCAACCTTCCCGGTATTCCTCTTCGTACCAGGAGCCATCGATAAATTTTTCGTTGAGATTGATCATGCCGCTTTTTCGCTTATTTCCTTGGGTATCTTCTGGTGACACGTTTTACAAAGCTCATAAGGCCCGTATTCCTTTCTGAGCAACCCCGAATTAAATACGTGACCAAATACCCCTAAATTCTGATAATCGTAGCAGCAAGGCGTTACGTTGCCTTCCTTAAGCACATATCCTCGGCCCTCAATGAGGGGATCGCATTTGATATCAAACGAGCAATCAACTTGATTCTCAAATTCAAGCTGGCCTGCCCAATTATGGCTCATAAGGATAGCGCCGATATTGACTATGCCTTTAAGTCCTACCCTCCGCATGATATCAACCGCCTTGCGCGCGTGAAAGGCCGAGTGAGGCGATACGTCGAATTGATCGATTCCGGCGTCTTTGATCTTTACCGCCATTTCGTAAGTCAGATTGACCGCATTGGTTGACATATTCACCGGCTTATCGCCCATGATATCTTTCACCGCCCGGATACGGAAAGCAAGTTTAGGATCGAGACAGCTCTCCCCGGTGCCGTTCATATTGACTTCGCGTTGGGTCCCTCGATCGCATAGGATTTTGAGCCAATAGAGCGTTTTTTCGAATATCTTATCATGCATGATACCAGGCTCCCGGTGAGGACTTTTTACGAGCAATCTATTTACACAGTATTGACATTTCAGATTGCATATGTTAGAAAGTTCTATGGTCGTTATGGTCTTTAACGTCACCATCAAAGGAGGTCTCCCATATCTAAACCATTGTGTTTCATGCTCGAATTAGCTGGTGGTATCTTGCTCATTGTCGGTATCATGCCACCCGCGAGCGCTGGCAAAATCATATTCGGCCTGGCATTACTGGCAGCCGGAGCCTTGGGGATCAGGAAACGCATTAAAAGCGATTCCGAATAATCTCGTTTAACTTCTTCTGGATAGCGGATATCTATCATTTCGATTCTTCCCAAGATTGCCAAATGATAAAAGACAAAGTCAATATAGCCCCAGGTACACCAGAGCAATATCCTGCGAGTAGGAGAAAGAAACCCCCAAATAAAAGTAATAATTTAAGGAGATTAGCAAATTCATTTTTCATTTTAACTCCTTAAAATCTACAAATTTGTCTTGTCGAATATCTTTCCACTGTTTCTTTTCACCTGATCCTACAAATGGGCCATATTCCCCATATTCAAAAATGGTAGATAACTTTTTTCCGGTAAATTCTGCAATATGCGCCCATTGAGGATTTTCTAAATTGATTTTCTTAATTGCTTCGTAGACATCCTCAAAAATGCCATTGGCCATGAAATCACCAGCACCACCATTTGGATGATATCCGTCATCCCCATGAAAAACTAAATAAATAGGCATGTGAATTAATTCTCCCTTAATCTCAATGAAAGATGCAGATGCCATCACGCAAACCCCTTCTGAGGTTCCATTCTCGGCTTTGGGCTCTCTTTCCCGTTCCACTCGTCGATTATCGTTATCGGCACAAGCAGACTCCGACATTGAAAATGATTTGGCGGTGTATAGTACCCGAAATCCTTAAGAATCTTGCCATTAAGATGCTCACAGATATCGCTTACTCGATCATCTAGGACCGCGCTATACTCAAAGGCTATCACAAAGCCTTTGAATTCCGGCTCACTGAAAAGGGCAGTCCGGGCCTGATTGATTGCATCCGCTGTATTGGTGCGGACAATATTTTCCAGCCTAGCAGGGATATTTATGGCCCTTCCTGCTGCATCTACC